TGTATTGAGCACTATCAGTATTAGAAACATCGTCTGTATAATTCATCAAAGGATATGAGATAGCAATAGGTCTAAATGGATCAGAACCAAAGAAAGGGTGAAAGTAATATACAGGTTGATAGTCAAAGTAAGGCATCTCGCCATCAACATATATAATTCTACACGCAATAGTTCCAAGAAGACGTGTCATTCTTTCAATGTGTTTCATTTTAGAATCTTTTAGTACAGTTAAAGAATCATATTTTTCATTTACATTTCTATCTGCACCTACTGTATAAATCCTAGACATTTTGTTTATAAATTTTTTAGTTATGTTCGCCTCGTAAGGTGGAACTTCCCTAAATGCTTCTAGGTCAAATTTTTCTTGTATGTAGTAAGACGTGTTATTACCATTGTAGTAATCTAATAGTTTATTTATGTAAAACTCACGCCTTTTGTAATTTTCTATTTTTAAAGAGTTTAAGCTCTCTGTTATTATCTGTTTATTAAACATTATCTTTGCCTCACTTTGATTTCTCTGTTTCTAATTGGAAAATGGTTTATAAAAAAATATCTTAATTGGTCGCAACCGTGATCGTGGTATCCGTCTTTTAATGGTTCTTGTTTTAACGGTTTACTGTCTTGTGCTTCTGGATACCTATAACTTTCTAAATCTTCTGCCATACCTATACAATTATTGTTTAAATGTAAATACCTTTCGCCATTAGCGTTTTCTATAAAACTTCTAACGTGATTAACACCTGCTGTTATGCTTCTTGATGCTTTATCAGTTAAAGTGTTTACTGGTATGCCTTTTTTTCTAAAAATTTCTATATCTCCTACGCCTGATTGTCCTTGTGCTTGTAATCCTGCTGGGTCGCCATAATATTTAACTACATTATATCGTTTTGACCTTATTCTTTCTGCTAACTCATCTGTTTTAATGTTGGTTTCGTGTATTATTTCGTCAATCATATTTATATGCCACTCACCATTTACTCTGTACGTTTGATACCAGCCGACACTTGGCATACGATACCCAAAATCAATACTACAAAAAGTAGGAAGATGTGGATTGTAAGGATAATAACCGACATCAAGATTCCTATCAAAAGGATAAACCCTACCTTCAAAACTTGTAAACTGTGCTCCATACTCTTGGTCAAAAAGCTCTTTAGCCATATTACGCTTTCTTTCAACAAGAAACCTGTCGTCTTGACCTTCAGGAAAAGCAAAACCATTATCCCAAGATGGTGCTTGATGTGATTCCCAAAGTTCATCACTTTTTCCCAATAAGAACAAATCATATAACCAATTAAACCCTTCTGGCGTTGATATGAAAACAGCTTTTCCCTTTCTATCAGATAATGTGGGAGATAAATACATATCCCAAATTCTAGGTCTTACTTTAGCTGCCTCATCTACTATTAATAGATCTAACCCTTCACCTACAAGTGAATCAGGGTTATCGGCAGATTTAGCTTCAACTGTAGTTCCCCATTTGAATTTAATATATCTTTCTTTCTCAGAAGCCTTGATAATATCGTTTTGATGTCCTTTTACCATTTTATCCCACACTTCTCTGAACATCAAGTCGGCTTTATCATAGGAAAGTCCTACAAGCCATATACGCTGATTCGGCTGGGAGGCGTAGAATGTCGCTTCCATTGCCGATGCCGTAGTCTTCCCGAAACGCCTCCCACAAACCATTACAAAAAACCTAGCAGAATCTTTGGTAGGAAAATGCAACTTACGCTGACCTTCGTGAGGCTCGTAACCTAAAAAATCAAACCATTTTTGTTTATAATTATTTAAAACTTGCATTTATATACCTTTCTAATTTAAGTTACGAAGTAGGACAAATGCAAGATATTGTATTTTGCATTTAAAAAAACACAACATATAGGAGGGCAGTATGTCCGAAGAAACTAAAGTATCAAACGAAACAGTAGTGGAGCAGGATACAGAGAATGTTACTCAAGATAACGCTCAGAATGAGTATATAGCAGAAAGCAAAAAGTATAGAAGAAGAGCACAAGACGCTGAATCTCAATTAAGCGAATTACAAAAACAAATAGAAGCTCAAGAAAACAAAAAACTTGAAGATGAAAGACAATTCCAAGAATTGGCTAATAAATATAAATCTGAAAGAGATGAGTTTTCGCCTTACAAAGAAAAATACGAAAGTATGGTTGAGCAAAGAAAAAACTCTTTGTTAAGTAGATTGCCAGAGGATCAGCACGATAAATTTAAAAATAAAGATATAGACGTTTTAGAGTTTATGGTTGATCAACTGAAAACTAAAGCTCCAGAACCTTCTGCTAGAAATCTAGTAGGCACTAAAGGAACTGAATATGGTGGCTATGAATCTATTGAGGAATATGCTGTCAAAGACCCTAAAGGTGCTGAAAAATATCTTCGTGAGAATGTTAAGGGTTTTAGTTTTGGTAGGAAAAACCGATAACATTAAGGAGAAAAAATGGCTCAAAGTAATGTAGTAAGTGATGTTGGAGTTAGTGCTGGTGGTTTAGGTACAGCCATAGCTTCAGCTATCGTTCAATTTAATAAAGCAAATGTTACTCAAAATTGTATAACAATGTCTGCTGCTCCTCAAGGAACAAGCACAGTTAAATTTCCAATTTATACAAAACACGATGTAACAAATGCTAACTATGGTGTAAAAAATATGGCTTCAGGTGCTGAGGAAACTGCTGCTAATTTAACAAGTATTGAAACAACTGCTGTTTCATTAGAAGTGTTAAGAAACGCTATCAGAGCAGAAATTACAGATTTAGCTGCTCACGGTAACGCTGATGCTTTACTTGTTAATGCTGGTAGACAACTTGGTAATGATATAGCAAGAGAATTTGACCTTAACGTATGTGCGTTATTTGATGGTTTTGCTACATCTAAAGGTACATCGACAGAAGGTTTAAGATTTTTAGACCTTATGGACGCTGTTGCTTCGTTAGAATCTAATGATGCACCAAGACCTTATCACGGCATATTTCACCCTTCACAAATATATGGTTCATTCGGTTTATCAAATGAATTTGGTTCAACAGCAGTAAATGGCTCTAATGGAGCTTTTGGTGGTGCTGCTGCTGATATTCCTGCTGACCAATTTATGGGTGCTGGGTTTGTTACACAATTAGCTGGAATTAACATTTACACAACAACTGCTGTACCTGATGGTGCTGATGCGACAGAGAAAAAAGGTGCTGTTATGTCAGAAACAGCTATTGGTTGTGGATATATTGATTTTGGTGGTGGAAACTTTATGCAAATGACACAAGAAAGAGAAGAAGTTCAAGCTAAAACAGTATTAGTAGCTAACGGTTACTATGCAGTTGCAGAACTTGTAGACCTTCACGGTGTTGAAATGCACACAGAAATATCATAATTGATATAAATATAGGGAGGCGTAAAAACCTCCCTATAACTTATTATGGAAGATAAAAAAGATATAGGCAATTTAAACAATAAAGAATTTGGGTGCGAACTTGATCCTACTAACAAGTTAAAACTTGTAGAAGATAAAGATAAGGGTCAAAAAGCATATTACAACGGCAAACCAATGAAGTATATGGATTATATGCAAGAAGTTGCTAATAGAGTTGAAAGAAACAAAAAAGGCAAAGGTGCAGATAACATTGGTATGTTTAGTGGCGTAAGTTTTGATGATAATGGAAATATTATAAAACCTTAAATGGAGAACAAAATGGCAGAAGATAAAAAAGAAAAAAAAGTAGTTAAAAAAGAAGTTAAAGCTACTCAAGTTAAAGTTACCAAACCTAATGGTAAAGTTATATACAGAGAAAATTTAAAAGGTATGGCTGATGGCTACAAAGCTAAAGGTTGGAAAGTTGAGGAAGTGTAATGATTATATTTACTCCAAAAACAACAGAAGCAGCTTTAGGTACAGATGATTCAGGTTCATCAAATATTGGAAGTAGTGAATTTGTAAGATTATACAATTCAGCAGCAGCAGGAACAGAACATTTAGTTACATTAAACAGTTCTGATGGTACTGATTTAGGTACATTTTCATTAGAAGGTTTAGATACTGTTATTATAAGAAAAGATGCAACTGATAAATTATTTGCAGCAAATGCAGCAGTAAAGGCTTGTGGTGTTGATATTGTCGAGGTTGCACAACCAAAAAAATACAGTAAATCGGTTGGTTAATGTCTTTAATAGAAAGTATTAAACAGCACGAAGGTTATGTTGGCGTAGTCTATAAGGATAGTCTAGGAATAGATACTATAGGCTACGGCTTTGCCATTAAAGATTTAGAATTAGATAGAGATATATGCGACATTATTTTAGAACGTAAGTTAAAGGCGTTAGAAGATAGAGTTAATTTAAAGTTTAGTTGGTATAAATATATGCCACAAGAGATTAAAGATGTCGTAATGGAAATGTGTTATCAATTAGGTGTTACAGGCGTTTCTAAGTTCAAAAAAACTATAGCATACTTACAAGATAAACGATGGGAAAAAGCATCGATAGAAATGCTAGATAGTTTATGGGCGAAACAAACACCTAATAGAGCAAAAGAATTAAGTAATAGAGTAAAAGAGGTGGATAGTGGACATTGACAGCATAAAAGTTGGTGGACTTGGTTTAAGTGGATATGTAGTAAACTGGGCAAACATATTTAGTC